GATGCACAACCCACAACGCAACTTGAAGGGTTGGCGTTTGGATTAGCCGGTGAAATGGTTGCTCAAAATGTTATTGATGAAATTTAATATCTTTGCAATATGAATAATATTATATTTAAGCAGTCCCCAATGGGGGAACTAATTGATGCCGATGAAAAAGCGGGAATCGTAAAAGGTTACGCATCGGTGTTTAACAACGTTGATTCTGATAATGATATAATCAAATCCGGGGCATACAAAAAGACCATTGCCGAAAACGGTAGGAGGGTCAAATACCTTTACCAACACGATATGGACAAACCTATCGGGAAAATGGTTCATTTGGAGGAAGATGAAAAAGGTCTTGTCTTTGAGGCTCAGATTGCCAAAACGCAATTGGGTATGGATGTCATTGAACTAATCAAAGCCGGGGTAATTACCGAAAACTCTGTTGGGATTCTACCCATCCAAAAAGAAATGGTAAATGGTAGGCGTGAGATTAACGAGGTGAAACTGTATGAGGTTTCTGCCGTTACACTTGCCGCCAACGACCAAGCAATGATTTTGGATGTCAAGGGCAACGTTGACCCAAATAAAGTAATTAAGCGATATGATAATATTGCAAAATTAGTCCGCAAAGGGAATATATCTGATGAACTTGGGTACACTCTTGAGGCGGAGATATTAAAATTGAAATCTATTTTTATGAATATGACCACTTCGCCAACTGACATTGAGGTTACGAAGCCGGAAGTCGTGAAAGGGGATTCAACCGAGATTTTAAACTATTTGTCTAACGTTCTAAAAAAATAATAAGATGAACGAGGAAGTAAAAAACCAATTAGATCAAATCGGTGAAATCGTAGATTCAAAGATTGAAAAGGCTTTCAACCAAGCGCAAGAAAATGCTAAAGGTGAAGTCGAGTCAAGTCTTAAAAGCGAGATCACAAATTTGACTAATGATTACAATGAAAAGATGGAAGCCGCTACAAAGCGAATGGATGCCATCGAAATGGAAAGCAAAAAAACGCTTTCAGGAGTAAACTCAAAAACTTTTAAAGGTCAAATCGAATCTGCCATCAAAGATGGTGCAATCGATGCCCTTGTAAAAGGTAACACCAACGCCGCAAGATTTGAAATCAAAGCCGGTGATATGACAATGGCGAATGCCTATACTGGTGTTGTTGCTGGAGAAACTGTAATTTCAGACTTCAAATTCGACCCTTCAAGAAGTGTACACATCAGAACTTTGTTGCCTATCGGAAACACCGATGCTCAAACAATTAGATTCCCTAAAGAATCTGCTTATGATGATGGTGCCGCCGCAACTGCTCAAGGTTCAACTCTTGGTGCATCTGATTTTGACATTACTGCTACAAGCGTAAATGTTGAGAAAATCGGGACATTTATGAGAATAACTGAAGAGATGTTGAATGATACTCCCGGATTATCTTCTTACCTATCGGCAAGAGTACCCGGAAAAGTATTGTCTGTTGAAGATACTGAAATCCTTAATGGTGATGGTTCTTCCCCAAACCTTGATGGTCTATTCACCGATGGTGCCGCTTTTGTCACTTCAGGTGGTGCGTTTGATGATGCGGTCGAGTCTGCAAATGAATTTGATGTACTTATTGCCGCATTGAACCAATTGGCACTTGCTAACTATCAAGCCGACACGATTCTTTTGAATCCAACCGATTTCCATAAAATCGTATTGCTTAAATCTACTGCCAACGAATATTTGAAAAATCAAATCATTCAAGGTATTCAACCAGCAATCAATGGTGTGCCAATTACATTGAACACCGCCGTTACTGCCGGGAAATTCCTTGTTGGTAACTTGGCTCAAGCATCTCAACTTTGGGTGCGTGATGGACTTGGAATCGAATTTTCAAGGGAAGATTCAACCAACTTTAGAGATGGATTTGTTACTGTTAGAGCGCAAGAGCGTGTGGCACTTACAAACTATTCTCCTAATGCAATCGTACAAGGTACGTTCTCAACTGCTAAAGCGGCACTTGAAACTCCTTAATCTAACGATTAGTTTTGAACTTGAAAGGGTGGTCATATCGACTGCCCTTTTTGGGTTTAAGAAAAAAAACATATAATATTTTTTATATTATAAAATAAATTATATATTTACACCATAATTAAAACAATTATTATGTATCAATTACCATCATTAAAAGACATTAAACATTGCAGACCAAGTGTTTATTTATTTCAAACATTAAAAGAAGTAAAAGAGTTTCAGAAAAATTGCAGAACCTTAAAAGATTTTAATGCATCTGAAAAAATAATAAAAGAAATAAACTCAAAAATAAAATAAAACCAACCGGGGGCGTTGCCGCCCCCAATTATTTAATTATTATGGATAAATATAACCCACCAAAAACATCATTAAGAAGTAATAAAGAGGGAAATTCTTTTGTTGTTATTTCCTACGATGGATTAAATTTTAAAGAAAAATATTTTACAAATTTTAAAGAGGCATCAGGATATCAAAACACCTTAAAATAATATTTGGCTCTCATGAGCCAAATATATTGTTTAACCAAAAATTAAATTATGAGAAATCAAAATGAATACAGAATACAAGATACACCGGAATATATAATGGTGAAAAGAATTACCAATGAGGAAAATCGCAAAAACATCATTGAGGCATTAAAATCGTTTGCAATATTATTGACCGCATTTTTCATTTCAATATGGTTGTTCACAAATTTTCTTTTAAATATCGAAACCATCATCGATTGGTGGAATAACTTTCACATTGAAATATTTTTAATAGATATAATAATATGGCTGAAAAAGATAATTTCCTAAGTAAGAAAAAGGATATGCATATCCATCGGCATATCAACATAAATCAAAATATTGTTAATATTAAAAAATTTAATAAATTAGTAAATAAATTAAATTAGTTTTTTAAAATTTAATAAATTAGTAAATAAATTAAATTAGTTTTTTTTTGTTTGATAAACGGAAATGTCCGCCATTAAGTTGGTGGGCATTTTTTTTTATACCTTTACATTAAACCAATAAATTGAATAATAATCAAAGAGGGTGTTTTAGTGAATACCTTTTTGCAACTGAATGCATAAAGAGGGGGTATAATGTTTCAATGCCTTTGTCGGATGCCTCAATTTATGATTGCGTGGTTGATAATGGCGAAAACTTATTCAAAATCCAAATCAAATCCACGATAAAACTTCCGGTAAAAGATACCATTACAACAATACAAGTGCCGTTGCAAAATTCAAAAAGGGTTTACACAACAGAAAACGTGGATTACTTTGCGGTGTATGTTTATCATCTTGAGGGGTTTTTTATATTTAAAAACGAAGGCAATATGCAGTCAGTAAGATTGTCACTTGTAGGTAAATATTCCAAAAATTTTAATAACTTTGTATTCACAAGGGACACTCAATCCCATCAATGATTCATTTTTAATTGTTTTGTGAATTATTTTATAAGTTTGGTTAGTAAAGGGTAGCATTTAAGTGTTGCCCTTTTTTTTTATCTTTGTGGAAATAACATATTATGAAAATATTAATGAAAAAAAGCGTTCTATCCTCTGAGGGATGGCGTTGGGAGGAAAAGGTTTACGATGTTGACAACAAGGTTGCATCGGATTATATCAAAAAAGGAATCGGCGTTGAATTTGTCGAAGAAGTAAAAGAGGAAAAAAAAGTAAAAGAAACAAAGGAAAACAAAGTGGCAAGAAAAAGAACCACTAAAAAATCCAAATAAATGCCTTACACCAAGAACACTTATTTCAGCGACCCACCGATTACATTTCAACCGCAAATGAAAATCAATTCCACGACTGGAAGTGAAATCATTACTGCGGCAAATGTCAAGGATTTTGCAAGGATTGATACCACGGCAGATGATACCATTATCGGTCAGATGATCATCCAAGCGAGAATCGTGGCGGAAAATTACATTTCCAAGGATATTGTGGCAAAAAATAGAACTTACTATTTGCCATTCGCCAACACAAGAATCGCATTGCCTTTCGCCCCGGTTGCATCTATTTCATCGGCAACCGTTGATGGAACTGCCGCAACATATTCGGCAAAAGGATTGGATAATGAAATAATCGAATTGAACGAACTACCGGCAAAGGAAGTAAAAATCACTTACATCACAACCGGACTTGATGATTCGTTTTTGAAACAAGCGTTGTTGCAAATGGCAACGACCTATTATGACAACCGGTCTGATTTTGTAGTTGGGGAATCAGTAAACGAAATCCCAACAAGTGCAATGGATTTGTTGTCATCATATAAAACCGTGTTTATTTAATGGATGCCGGGAAACTTGATACAAGGGTTGAAGTAAGGCGATTGACAAAGACCGCCGACACTTATGGGGGTTACACCTCAACAACGGCAACCGCATCGACTATATGGGCATACAAAAGGGAAACAAGCGGTGATATTAACCAAGAGAATGGAAAGCGTAGGCGTGAACTTGACATTGAGTTAATCGTTCGCAAAAAAACCGCCGACACTATCTTGAACACCGACCTTTTGAAAATTCAAAATGTATCCGGGGAATATCGTATCAACGGTAAATTTGAATCCGGTTACAAATATTATACAACCATAAAAGCCACAAAAATTGATTAGTGTTAAAATCAAAAAGAGCGATTTAAATGATTTGAACCGAAAACTCAATCAACTCAAAAGTTTTTCAAAAGAGGGACTTTCAAAAGAGATTGGCGATACTGCGGCTTTTTCGGCGGCAAGAATGAAAAAAACGGTTGTATATGATAAATCTGATTTAAAGAAACAAATCGGATTTGGTAGAATGGGCAAAATGGCAAGGGTGTTTTCAAAGACTTTTTATTCGCCATTTGTTGAGTTTGGAACAAGGGATGGGAATATGAAATTTGATGATATGTTGGCACTTGGTATTCCAAAAAGTTATGCCGAGCAATTCAAGGCAAATCCGCTAAAAAAGAAAACCAACCAAAACGCAAGACCTTTTTTCTTTTCATCGGTAAGGGTAGAACTCAAAAGCCTTATGGAAAGACTTGACAGAAGATTAAATAATTTGACACGATGAACGAGGCACTTCAATTTATAAGAAAAGCGATTTTAAGCCGTTTAACGGATGCAATTTCAATTGGTGGCAGTTATGTCCCAATTTATAACAGAGTGCCATCTGATGCATCTGAACCCTATATACGCATATTTTCGGTAAGTAATAACGAAAGCGATTTCAATACCACAAGTTTTATTTCCGAATGTGTTATAAGATTGGAGGTTGTCACGGCGTTTGATTCTGATTCAGGGGGCGAATTGCAATCCAATCAGATAG